TCTTAGCTCCTTTCTACTCATCATCTACCTCATTCATCTTATTGTGCAAATCAACAGCTTCTTCAGCTATAACCTCAAAATCCTCAATATCAAGCTCCATCATGTCACCAAAGCCAAAATGGGATATATGACCCACCATGACCATAGCTCTTAGGCATTCTCTCCATTCGGGGATTGCTTTTTTGCATTTACCTCGCTAATTTTTTCATAGTCGTCAATGTTAAGCTCTTCCACTTCCTCACAACTAGCACCCACAAGTGTTGCGACTAGCCAAATATCCTGCTCAATCTTTCCACCTTTTACATTATTTGCATTCTTGATATCTTTCACTTTTACCTTTCTAACATCAATCTCCAATACACTTTTACCGCCCAATACTACTTCATTTTCAAATCTTACTACCATCTTAACCCCTTGCTATCTTTCGTACTTTATCCATAGTGTCTATCCCACCAACTCTTGCTATATTGTTCTTAAAGTCTATAAAATAGGCTTCCAATCCGTTTATATTGTGATATGCTCTGTTGCAAGAGATTTTAAGAGTAATCTCCTTTTTTCCCTTACGGCTAGATTCATTGGTGGAGATATCCATAACCCCACCAAACTCATAAAGCCCAGCTCTTGCATCATCTCCAGCCTTTACAGCTTCGACACACATCAATTCAGCATTATTTAACATTCCGACCTGAGGATAAAAGATAATATTCTCATCCCAAATGGTAACCTCGGCTTCCATTTTCTCGAATTGACCAATACTGATTTCATAGTCACCTGTTGCACTTGTATGCGTCTCTTTGTGTTGCTTAACTTCAGGTACTTTTATCTTTGTAGCCGTCCCTATTTGACCGATTCCCATGATAAAAACATTAAAGTCAGCAACTATCTCAACCATTCTTCTGCTCATCTACTCCCCTTTTTTTAGGCATTTGCCATAACTTCAAATAATAGACCACTAAATCTATCAACTCTATTGAAAGTAACCTTTATAAGTCTAGGACTAGGCATTTCTTGAGCGTCAACGATAAAGTAAAATTCTCCATTCGTGATAGCCGTAGCCGTTGTCCTTTTCTCATCAATCATAACCTCAAATCCAAGGATAACCCCAGCACCACTCATGTCAGCCATAAACTCTCGGATAGATTTTTTAGCTCTAGTAAGCTCATTTATCCCCTTGTCGATAGCAAAAAATATCCCATCCCTTACAGTCTCAGCAAGTTTGTCGAAAATCCTAACTCTTCTTGCATCTTGCCAAACCGCATCCACATCACAAGTTCCATATTCCCATGTTCTAAACCCCTTGTAGAAGATGATTGACATGATTCGACTATTCGTAAGTGTATCAGTATCATCTAACATACCTGGATAAAAATCAGTAGGACTAACAACCGCACTTATCGGAAGAGTACAGTTAGAGATAGACTTACTCCATCCGATATCACTCTCTCCATCCATAGCAACTCTCAAACACCCAGCAAGTCCTGCACCATCATAAACTACACCATTTATAATACCACCGTTTTTGACTAAAGTTATTCTCCTACTTCCAAAAGCATTTCTTTTTGCCACTGCATCGGTTTGAGTAGTTGCATTTAAGTCATAAAAACATCTCCCACCAAATCTATCAGCTACGCTAATAAGAGCATTTGCCACATCAATATCATACACCACATCAGGAGCGATAACAATATCAGGGGCTAATTTAACGAGTGATGGTGCTTGTTTGACGGCACTTATCGCATTTAACACATTTGTCTTCTGTATTGTTGCCGTTGCGTCAGACTTTGCGATAGATAAGATTATCGGAGCTGTCGCATTCATAAGCACCATAAGATTCAGATACTTCATAGCTGTACTAGTTGTCATGCCTTTTGTAGTCAAATCAGCAATAGCTTCATCAACTCCATCATATCCACCTACAAAACTAACGCTCCCTACCGTTACGATAGCTATTGGTATGCTAGATGATACCCGTAATGGTGATGCACTTGTTGTTGTGATTTCTGTAACCACCCCTCTATTTAACGCCATTTTTTCTCCTTTTAAAATTTATTCCGTACCTAACTTTATGATACACCCTCACGCCCGTCACTAGACACCAAACCTGTAACGGTTTAACTCTTAGCAACTCAAGCACCTCTTTAAAGTACTTATCAGCTTTCTTATAATCCGCATATCCTACCGCCAAATCGCACATATAATCATGTAAGATTACAGCAGGAAGCCAATCGCTCTTATTTGGTGGACAAAAAATCCAACCCAATCTCGGTATATCAGCACCATTAGTGATATAAAATTTAGGTACTTCTACATCCTTATATAAAAGACGATTCATTATCCTAAATTTATTATTTTCCATAGGCAATAATATAAGGTCGCTATACATTATAACAACCTCGCTTCTTCGAACATTTTAATCCTCGCCTCTTCATTAAGCCCTAATTTTTCTGAAAGCATTAACACCAAAGGGTTATTTATTGCGATTTCTGTTGCATATTCCCACTCTATCGACAGAGCTTTATCTTTTTGCATCTCTGCTTCGACTACTTCCAATAGGTTCATTTTTAATAATTTTAACCTGCACTGACGCATTGAGAGAGGAGCTATTCTCGGTGCTTCAATGATAGGGGTATAGCTAGTAGCAAACCCATCTCTTATTGCTCCTAAGTAATCTACTGTACTACTATTCCCATTCAAATCGAAAATTTTTACGCCCCTGTTGTCTTCCTCATGAATCCACTCTGCACTGTTCCAAATATTAGCAAATCCCTCTTTATTCTCTAAAGGTGCTTTTGTTGTTGCGTTAGCAGGAATTAAAAAGTTATCTTTGTCTAAAGGGTCTTGGTCTGCTTCATCTTCGCCTAAATACTCTTTTGTTATTCTATCGTAAATGTATATTTTCATTTGTTTATCCTAATATTTTATACAAGCTAGTAATGCAATGTTTCGAGGGCGGGTCTCGAGTGCAGTTTTGACGACCCTTGAAGCATCGAAGACAAGAGTCCTTCCATTGTTTAGAGAGTTTAGGTCTGGATTATAGTCTTGGTACCAAACTCCATTGTGGTCGGCTGAGTAAAACGCTCCGTGCGTATTATTAACTAGCGCTCCCGTATTGTTTTGGTTATCACCAAAATTAGATTGCCCAGTTATATTTTCAATCGCATATTGTTGGTAAGTGCCAAAAGCACGGTCGCTATCCACGCTACCGTTATTGCCCCAACCTCTTATAAATTCTCCCCTTAAATCAGGGAGTTGGAATGTAGTCGAGCCATCACCGACCCCAAATATTGTACCTATTTTTGCAAATAGAACCGCGTAAGTTGTTCTATTTAATAACGCTCCATTTGCTTTTAGCCACCCGCTAGGGGCAGTTTCCATAGCAAAAAATGCAACTTGACCGACAATAGTTGTATCCGAAACCGCTATATCCTCACTTCCATTAAATGCCACTCCGTTAATTTTCCTAGCTGTTTCAAGCTTTGTCGCAGTATCTGCCAAAATTGCATTTTTAACCTTTACTGTACCACCTAAAAACGCATCTATCTTGCTCTTCAACCACTTTGTTCTGTTGGTTAAAGCCTTATGAGGAAGGTTATCCACTCCATTTTCTCCGCCCTCAACAAAGTCGGTAACCTCAATTTGATAAACCTCTTCTGTGAATTCGTCTATCTCTGTTAATTTAGCCATTTATGTAACCTCCATAGGTATAGCGTTTATTTCTCTTGAAACTATTATTATGTGAAAGAAGCATCTGTGTATTAAAGTCTTTTAATACACATCTAACAGGAGTGTATTTACCCAATGCTGTCGTTAATCTCTTTTTCTGACTCAATCTGAGCGGTGATTTTAGTATTATTTTATACTCGAACCACTCCCAATCTGCCATAGAGTAAATCAAAGTTCCATCTTGCATAGATTTATCATGTCTTGCTCTACTATTCCATTCTACCACAGACGCAAAGGGGTCAAAAGCGTGTACTATTTTTTTTACACTTTCAAGCGTTCCTATCTTTTTATGCGAAGCCCATGCTTGATTTATCATTTCTCGTTCATTTATATTTATCAAGGTCACAGGATTTAGGACTTTAATAAGAGACGGAATCAGCTTCTCATCACAACTCAAAGGAGAAAAATCTATAAGAGTTCTATAATCCGTTACCTCATTGCGAATAGAGATATCTTTTAATTTTAACTCTTGAGTCTCATTTTCAGGAAGTAGCGTTTCAATACTCATCCGTACTGTCCTCAATCGTTACATTTAACGCCCCCAAAAGAGAGATAGACTCACTATTTATCTCTATATCAGTCATAGGACAACTCACTTTGCTTACACCATCGACATGAAGCAAACTTATAATTTTAGATAAAGAAACATTCTCACCTATTTTAACTAAAGAAAAATATTCATCAAATTTACTTGAGATGAGACTCCGAACTTCAGATTCTAATGCTACATCTTTTATCGTGATTGTCGCTACAACATCAACTATAATCTTTGTTGCCATCTTGACTATTTGAGTCTCACATAAAGGTCGTATGTCGGGTTCATTTAGCTTTTGTGATATCAATCCGTTTATTGTTAATGCCTCTTCTACACTCAAACTACCACCATTCCACACAATAGTAACTTCTCCATCACCACTACGATAAGGTTGGACTTGATTTACTCTACTATCAACACTCTTTGCATAAAAAATATAGCTCCCACTTGCTCCAGCCGTATTGTGAGCATCCATACTCTCTATACTTCTTTGCAAAAATGCCTCATCAGTCTCATCTGTTAGTCTAGTCGTACCATAGTAATTTTGACACGCAATATCTAAGTTTACTCCTTTTGCGTATATAGGTAGTATTTGTCTTATTCTTTCGTTGATTTGTGCATCTCTATACACAAGCTCATAAGCAAAGGCTTCAAGCATAACCATCTCGTCACTACTCTCATACAAAATAATATCAGGGCTTACAGCCTTTATCCTATCTATCAATCTTTGTTTATAGCTCTCGTAAGATATAGGCTCTATAATGTTTACAAGCTCCATGACACCACCTTAGTCGTTGTTAGCTCTATCTCAACTTTGACACTATCTCCTATCTCTTTAAAAACTATTTTTTTAGGCTCAATCTGTGCATCCCAAAGCCGTTTTTTCGAAGTATCCCAAAAAGCTTTGAAACCGTAAGCGATAAACTTAAGTCTCCACTCATCATTCATCTCTTTATCTATAAGCTCATAGAGTTTTGAGCCAAAATTTGGCAACATAACTCTACTGCCAAGAGGTGTCCCAATAATTCGCTTTAATCGTTTTTCGATATCTGTCATTGTCTGCCACCACTCTTAACCGAACCTGCTGTAACCCCAATGTGAGTATGGTCGCTCAATGTTCCTATGTTATCGGTTATCGTTCCATTTACTTTTAGATTGCCATTTATGATTACTTCTGTTGCTGTAAAGGTAAATATACTGTCCTCATATTTTAAGCTATTACCATCACGAAACTCAATTATAAAATTTTTATCACTAGCTCCAGTTGCCTCTTTAGCTCCGATATGGTGGATGCTAGGAATTGCAATCCCCGCATCTATCTCGCCACCCTCTCGTAACACAGTAACTTGTTCTCCAACATTTATAGGAATCCAAATCGTCATAAAAGCATTTGCATAAGCTACACAAGGCATCCAATCACTTATGCAATCTTCTTCAAACTCAACCCTAACTAAAGCTTTACCCTCGGCTGATTGAGACTCTACTACTACGCCAGTTGTTATCATATTTTCTATTTGTTGTCCAAACATACTACCAACTCTCCTCGAGAGAAATGGATATGACATACACAAAAAACCGCTCTGTTAGCTCTTTTAAAACAACACCTCTACAACTCAACACGACACCAAGACTAGAAGCCTTAGAGATGTCAAGCATAATCTCATCTAAAAGATTTTTACCACTAATAATCCCTTTTTGTAAGCTATTTATAGCCACATAGATATCAAAGTTAAGCGTCCCACTGTTTTGAAGCTCATGAGGTTTAAAGCTATTAAAAACGAGATAATCCCCTTGTGAATTTATCTCTTTTCCCGCATCAAGTAGTATTAGTTTTCGTGTAGGAAAAACTCTTTTTATCTCATCAATTGCACTACTTACCATTCACTACTCCTACTACCAACGACAAGATTAACCTTTTTGCTACTTCCATCCACACTAACTGCTCCGCTCAACTGCTTTATAGCCAAAGAGTAGTTTTTCTCATCTCTTTCATTGGGGACAACATCCACCAACATTAAGAACCGATAATATGCAATATCAAGCTTGAAAGCCAAAGCTATGGCTTTATTTTTAACAATCTCTTCACATTCGTTTATAGCAACAAGATACAACTCGTCACTATATAAAACCTCTTGTGCGTTTGTCAACCCAGCCTTTACCCTAACTTTCAATCTATCTATCATTCGGTATCATTCTCTTTTTTTGTTTCTTCTTCTTCAATAAGCTCAAGCATATCTTGCTCAACATACCACTTAGCATCGTCCTCGTTAAATTCCAATTCACTTCCAAAACTACGAATCTCACCATTGATAACACCTGTACACTTTGCTCTATATTTTTTCATTATGCCACTCCTGTAAATTTATACGCCAACTGCCAAAGTCCATACCCAGCATTCATGAAGCTCTTAACTCCAAAAAGCGCTGCATCTTTGATAAACTTATGGTCATTACTAGCTTCAAATATTCCATCTTCAGCCACTTGCAAGATAAGAGGTTTTAAAGGTTTTGATACATCTAGCATATACCAACTAGCATCCGTGATTTCAGGCAAAACCATATAATCCATGATTTTATAAGTAACATTACTCTCACCATTTGCATTTCTATCTTTATCAATGGCATTTATAACATTTGCTCTATTAGTTGCCCCACAAATAAGGATTGTTGGTTTGACTCTTAGCGACTTCCCGCTCTCGTTTTTGATAGACTCCATCAAAGCCATTCCTGCTAAGATATTTGTACTATTCAAAACCCCTTTTGATTTGTTCGCATAAGTGATAGTTCCTGAAAGGTGATTTGTAGCAAAAAAAGGTTTTCCATCATAGCAAAGAC